CCTATTATTTCTTTTATAATTTTGGAAATAGAACTATCATAAGTAAAGTATATAACCTGCTCATGATATACAGGAATATCATCGTCTGCTGGCTGATGCCAATCTCCTTTAAAGTTAGGTTCTTTATAGCTTTCAATACATTTTAATTCAACCGCCCATCCGTTAGTGCCACGCTCGAACACGTTGTATTCGAATTCTTTTTCTTCTTTAATATAAATGCCTTCACTTGTTTCATATTCAATAATGGCATCAACTGCTCCTTTAAAGTATTCTAGTGTTTTCATTTTTTTTGTTTTTTTAATTTTTATCAATTAAATTATCTTTAGATAGATTTAATTCTAATGAAATAGTTTCTAAAGCAATATCTGTTGTTAGGAGAATATCGTTATCATCAAGATATCTTTGAATTGTAGGTGCTGCCTTATCTAAGGCAATTTGAAGTTTTGCTTTACAAATTTTACTTACCCTTATTTGGCTTATAACATCTTCTCTTAATTTGTTTGACATATTCTAATTTTATTATTAACTTCGTTATCAATTTTGATAGTACAAATATAATCACAAAATTGATATTATAGCAATCTAAAACATCAAAATAGTGATTATTAACATTAATTTAATATATGGATACTTTTGATGAGATACACTTAGCTGTTAAAAATAACAACATCAGTTATGCTGAAATAGCTGAAAATATTGGTATTTCAAGAGAACACCTAAGTAGACAATTGAGTAAAAAAGAACTATCAAAAAAAAATACGAATAAAATACTAGATTACTTAAAAAGTCAAAAATAAACTTATGGGTTAATTTTTTTACGATTTCTATTTCTTCCATTTTTTTATTTTTTACTATCTAACTCAAAATATGTACAATTAAAACTGTACATATTTTAGCGTTGGCGGCAAGTTTAAGAGGCGAACTTCTTAATCTCAAACTTCAACGTATCCAAATCGTACCCACGTTCTCGAAGCTCTTGCAAAAATGACTTATCGAGAATATGGTCATTTATAAATCCTGCGTTACATTGATGGTCTTTATCCCAATCAATCTTATAGTCATTTTCTTTTTTCGACCACTTAATTTTAGTTGTGCTTTGATGTATCATAAAAACCAGCCGCCAACATTAAATAAACGCAAGTGGGCGGAAACATCCTGCGTAAAACGTGGGTTCATCGCATTGCCCACCTGCGTTTATTACTGCCGTTAGCGGTAATGCCAACAGACACCCTAAAACGGCATACCACTTTCATCCGACAAATTTTTATTGACTTCGTATACGTCTTTTATATCGTCAAAATTTATTTTTGGCAGCCTATCAGGGTTATCAAAAATGTTTCCATCTACCTGCATATCGCTACCGAAATAATCAATCATTGGCACTAAATGACTATTGTTTTTATAGTAAGAATTATCAATGCACCAACATCCAGTATCTTTATTGTAAACAACAGGATAGTAACAAACAATTTTATTTCCTTCTTCATCCGTTTCTTCATCTCTTAAAAAATCGCCTTCATAAATTAAGTTTCCAGCTCTATCTGAAACCATTGTGCAAATTGATATTCCAGTAGTATAGCTATCTACTAAAATATGGTCGCCAGTTCCAGCTTCTTCATTGTCTCTTACTATAAAGTTTTGGTTTACACCTCTATCACAATTATTGTAATAATCGCCAAAAACCCATAATCCGTTTGACTTTGCTCTGTAATGTGTATTTATCATTTGTTTAAATTTAATCAGTTTTACAAGGCACATACCGCTAACATAGTGTTGCCAAAATGGGGGCGGAAGTGCATTTTTATATAAATTTCATTGATGTTTTATTTTTCAATACACCAGTTAAATACCTTGACAAGGTAGGATGAGGAATATTTAAAAATAATGCTGCTTCTGAAACGGAATCATATATTACTCCAGTACTTTCATCAATAACCCTTTTCTTGTTTTTTCTTTTGTTATTTCTTTTTTTGCCTTACCTATTCTTGCAATAGACATTTTTTGCTTAGTTTCTTCTGTATGTTTTTTACCCACTTTAGACAATTTCATTTAATTTCACGGAATGCGGAATTTTGAACGCATAAAGTATTACTATCAGACTCAGATTTATAATCCTTAAGCATTTCCAATGTGTGTTCAACACACATATCAAAACTTACAGAATTACTTGGGTTTAGCATAAATTTTATATCAGAAATGCCCAGTTCTGTATAAATTTTTTGTAATTCAATCTCATTTTGTTGAGAAAGATTTAATGCATTAATGTCATTTGTCATATATATAATTAGTTTATTTTTGTATACTTACTACTGCAAATATAATGCTTTTTTAATACTAAATATCAACATCATCTTCTAATGCTATTAAGTATGGTCTTAATTTCAAAGCACCACACAGCCTAAGATAACTGTCTAATGTAAGGTTGTGCATGTAATCTTTCTCAAAAGAATCAATTGTTTGTCGGCTCATTTTAGTTAACTGTGCTAGCTTATAATTAGAACAACCCAGCGTTTTTTTTCTTTCAAAAATAAACTTATGGGTTAATTTTTTTACGATTTCTATTTCTTCCATTTTTTTATTTTTTATTTTTTCCCACGCACAAAAGTCAAATCGTAACTGCCTTTATCTTTTAACCAAGTCATTGCTGTATGACCGCCCATAATTGTGGCTTCGTGCTTAATTACATCAATGAAGGTTTCCGTTCCGTTTGACCTTTTTAAAACTTTAACTATATCGCCTACTTTGTAAGTTTCATTGAATTGATTTACTTGATTTTCTAATTGTTGTTGAGTTAATTGTCTCATTTTAAAATTTGTTTATTGCCCACCCACAAAAAATAAAACTATCCTATAACATGGGTTTGGCAAAATGCGCAAGGTAGTTTAGTGCTAAAATTAAGTTCATCGGTGGCGCACTTCGGCAATACCCGATACGTTAGGTGCAATGCCAGCGGACACCCTAAAACATTCGGAGTTGGCTGACAAAATCTTTAAAACGCTTTTCTTGTGCTTCATAATAATCTTTATCTATTTCAAATCCTGTAAAGGCAAAATGCAATTCATTACAGGCAATTCTACTGCTTCCGCTTCCAACGTGGGTATCTAAAATCAAATCCCCTTCTTTAGCGTATAGTTGCAAAATCCACTTATACAACTGCTTTGGCTTTTGCGTGGGGTGTATTTTATCTCTTTCAGTTAATACGCTAAATCTAAACATCTTTGCAGGGCTTTGTATGCTACTCCAAGCAAATTCACACATAGCCAAACTAAAGTCTTGCGGTTGCTTCTTATCCCATATTAAAAAGCCCTGCGATGGTGGTAATGGGAAGTAATTACCGCCCCACACAATTTGATTTTTAGATACCCTCATTAGTTGCTTAAAGTATTCATCATTTGGTATTGCATTATCCCATTGCTTTTTATCGTGCATTTGCCTTACAGGATTTGAACTAATACCTATTCCGTATGGTGGGTCAACTATCGCCAAGTCAAAATGATTATCAGAAAAGCGTTTTAAACCCTCTACACAATCCTCATTATACACCACAGAAGGCACTGCACCTAACACGGTATTGGCAAAATTGCCGTTCTGTTTTTCAATTAAACTTTTGTCCATAATTTCAACTTTTGTTTTTCAATTTAGCTTTCGGTTCGGCAACTTCGCCAATACCCATACGTTAGCTGTAAGTTTAGACACCACCCTTTGGAAAATTGGGTTTAGGCTGACTATTCAATTCTGCTAAACTTTCCATTTCTGCTAACAAGTTGTCTATTTTTGACAAGTCGGGATTTTCTTTTTCAATTTCCTCAAGTGCTAACTTGTGAAGTTGTTGCATTTTATTTGGAGTAATTTTTCCATTAAAAGCAGACTGAATGGCATTAGTAAAATCAAAAGCAGCGTTTGACACTCTGAAAAATGTTCGTAATTGTGAAATCTCTTTATCCATTGTTTTTATTTTAAAATTAACCCTCAATTTGAATAAAACCTACCGCTAACAAGGAGCAGTAGTTTTTCAAAATCCCACCACATCGCAAAGCCCAAATCCGTTAGGTTAAGTTTGGTCTTAAACCGCCACAACGACAATAAAGCCACGATACGTAGTGTGAACATATTAATGTTTTATAGTTCCCAAATTTTATCTTGTTTGACGACTGCACCATACTTTAGTAGCATTTCTTCCATCTTCTCAATAGATGGCTTTGTTCTGTAACTGCCATCTTTAAGCCACCTCCTATATTGTGATATCAAAGTATGGCTAACTCCAGTCTTTGCATGGCAGTCTGACTGCCCTATAACATGCTTAAATGCTTCTTCTGTGTTCATTTTTATAATATATTATTCCAATCTCCAAATTCTACAATATTGAATATTTTCTTTTAAAAAAATATTTCTTCGTATATTTTTACATTTTTTTATTTGTTATTTATTTTTATTTTAAAATAGCACCTACTAACGATTTGCTTTCGGTGCTTTTGGTGGATTTTAGTTTGCAAAATCAATTTCATATAAAAAATTTTCAATTGCTTCTTTTGCAAGTTCCCAAGAATCTATACCAAAAATTTGTTGTTGAATATAAACGATTTCTGAAAAACAAGTTTTATGCTCAAATAAACTATTTTGATTACTTCCAGATGCTGGAATGTTTACCAAAGATAAATTATGATTTGTATTATCATCATTTCTTTGATGATTTCTTGCGTGGTCTTTATTCATTCTTATTTTAAGGGTCATTCCTTTATAGTCAACCGTAAAATATTGCAAACCTAATGTAAAATAGTTTTCTGCTTTTTCTAAAATTTCAATAGTTGTCATAATGAGTTGTTTTTTATTGTGATTAATTAAATTGATAGTGTAAAGATATACACTATTTAGTAATTACGCAATAGTATTAATATGATTTAATTTTTATTTAACATTAAATTAATATTGTAATTTGTGTTGATTATAAATAAAAAAGTGCCAATTAAGGCACTTACTCACTAATTATTTTAGTTTTGGCATCGTGGAGGTAACTTAACCTTTTATACCTGAAACTTAAATAAGAAAATTACTATTTAAGTTATTTGCTATTTTCCTTAAATAAAAATGGTTCGACTTGCGCCGAACTATTAAAAACAAAATTATGAAAAAAAAGATTAGAATTTTGAAAGTTGAAAGTGCATACCATCTTTACGTTGCCATGTTCCACCCCAGTCAAATCCTGCGTCTGTAAAACACTTTACAAAGCCTTTAGACAATGTTGGTTCTTTGCCTAATTGGTTTGTTGCTTGATTCATATCCACAGCCAAGCCCCAGCTATGGAGGCTCATTGTGGTTAAGCCTCTTTTTTTTCTTACCTGGTAGCAACCATCCCACGTCTTTAATTCACTTACAAATTTTCTATCAATAAGATTTTTGAACGCTTGTTTTAAAGGCTCTACTAAAAGTTTATTGCAATAAATTTTTTTTGGTATAAAACCAATTTCTAATTCTGTTGGAACATCAAAAACAACCATGTATTTACCTTCAGTTGGTAAACCAGGTTCGCCAAATTTATCGAAACATTGCTTACTTGTTATCATGGCAAAAATTTAAAAATTGGAAAATATGTTTTTAAAATTCTCAATAAAACATTCTGCACGATAAACCAGCTCAACGCACCTGCGAGGAATATCCACCACCAATTATATTTCTTGGTAGTTATCTTATTACCATCGCCAATAGCACTACCTTTTTTGGCAACATTCTTGACAGAATTGTCAACTTTATTAATTTGTCTAAGTGCTGCAGGTTGCACAATTATTACATCACGATAAATTGTGTCTGATTTATTTACATATTTTACTTTTATTTTTTTGTCTAAAACTTTTACAAATACTGTGTCGTAATTTGTGATTAATTTACGTTCAAAATCATCGCATGGTATTGTATCATACTTCGTAGATACAGCAGTAATAGTATCAACGTGTGATACTATTTTATCTTGATAGATAATTTGTGAAGCTCTGCGATTGCAACTTGACAAAGCAATTATAATTAATAAGCCTATATATACTGGTTTAATTTTCATTTTCTTCTTGTATTAATTCAGCAATCTTTTGGTCTTTATAGTTGTCTATATTTTCCATGATTTTTAAAAATAAGCCTTGAGGTAAAATGTGTAATAAACTTGCATTTTTGAGTATGCTAATCAATTGAAATAGCATAATTGGCAATACAACAGCACCTGTAAGAAAGGAAGCATCTGGAAAGGCTTTTTGAATTGTTAATACGGTTGCAACGATAACGGAATAACCAACAAAATACCATACGCCTTTAAGAGCTTTTCGTGTTTCCCATGCAGAAACTAATTTTCCGTTAGGACTTTTTACTTTTGTTTTAAAACCTATTATTTGACCTAATAAATTATCTACAGAAACAACAATAAATATTGCCTTGAATACATCTATATTGTCAAAGAAAAGCAAATTAAAGTGCGATAAAATTCCACCAAGAATTATAAATATAAAATTCGCAATGGCTTCATAGATATTGCGCAAGTGCAGTATTGACAACATAATATGTAAGGTTCGATTTAGCAATTATTTTTCTTTTTTCATTCGTCTATTTTTTTAAAATAAATATCACTTTCTTTGGCTCTTCTTGATGTTAATCCTGCAAGTACTTTTCCACCTCCTTTGTTCCACTTTGCAAACTCATTTGCAATAGTATTGTCGTTTGGGTTAGCTTTTACTTTTTTTAATAGTGTAGAAAATTTTAAATTTGAAATGCCTACGTTATAGGCAAACGAAACCAATGCCGAAAACTGATTATCGTTTAATTCAACAGAATATCCAATTACTTTTTTTACCTGTAATGCAAAATTTTCAAACACATTATTAAATAGCAATTCTGCACGTTCTTTGCTGATTTTCTCGCCTTGTTTTACTTTAATTCCACTTTCGTAGAAAGTATTACCGTATCCAATAGTCCACACACCCGCAGGACACAAATAAGCCGTAAGACTTAATCCCTCTTTTGCTTTTACAAAATCTTTTATTTCTTTTGTTAGTTTCATCTCACATCATTTAAAACTTCTTTAATATAAGGTCTTAATTTTAAAGCTATAAAGACTTCAAAAGCTAATTCCTCGCTCATATAATCTTTAGTTATTGGATTAAGATACAAAGTTTCGTTTACTTCATCACCTTTCTTACTTCCGTGATAATGCACACCAGTAATCGTTTTGGTTTTCTTTTCACGCTCCCAAATATCTAAATAATCAAATATTAGCTCTTTGACATTCACTTTGAAATTATAATCTTCACACAACATCGTCATCTGCATTTTCGTTGTCAATTTCCACGACTTCACATTCTGAGAGTACCTGTTGATAGTCCTCATACATCTTCGCTCCAAGTAGTTCGTGAGCCACATAATAGCCATCTTCAATGAACATTATAGGAACATTTACTGCACTATTTTGAGCATTTTTAAACTCTATGATTTGTTTCTGATTTTCTGTTAATTTTAAATATTTCATATTCTTCCAATTTTAGCTATTAATGTATTCCACGCACCGCTGAATAGCGATATTTCTGTGTCTGTCAAGCCTTTTGAAATTAGATACCCACCGACTGTGTAGTGGGTATTGGCGGCTGCATTATGTCCAATGACCAAATTACTATCCTCTACCGCTGTTGATGGTGCTGGAACTATTTGTTTTACTCCGTTTTTGTGTACCTCAAATTCAGTGCTTTTGGTTCTGTTATAAAATAACACTTGGCGGGTATTTGCAACCGCCGTATTAGGCACACTTGCCACACTGCTTGAATTGAAAGAAGCAGATTGCGACAACACAATATTCCCGTGAATATTAGCCCTTAAATTTCCCCCACCTGTGAATAAATATGAAGTTTGACCACCCCCACCACTCTTTACAATTGTAGCCACGCAAATATCATCTTGACCAACTTCTGAAACGTTGAATGGATTAAAAGATGTGGAGATGTATTTTAAATAACCACCATTAGTCAAAGCTAATTCTCCCCAAAAGTTCCAATTTGCTTCCACAAAACCTACATTCGCATCTGTTGGGTTGCCGATTGGCGTGGTTGAGCCATCTGTATTAACAATTAAAGGCACAAATATTGATGCAAAAGTTTCGCCCCAAAGTGGATTAAATCTAACAATCTTAGAACGCATCGGCTGTATAGTTGCCATAAATTGATTTAAGGCATTGAGCAAGAAGCCACTTGCAACACCGCCCCTTTGTAACCAATAATTGACCTCTGGAAAAGACGCTGGGTTCATTATATCAACATCAAGCAAAATCTCATTGGTATTTAAAAATGTAAATATCAAAATGTTAGTTTTGTTATTAATATAAGAACCTATCCCTCTTTTAATCGTGCCTGATGGATAAATAGGCTCAGAACTGCCCGAGTGGTAAACAATAGCCTGTGAGCCACTTACAGCATTAGTAATGTCAAATAAGATAGAGCTATTTGTAATCGGTGCAATACTTGTACCATACCATTTTGAGCTGTCAAATGTGAGTGTATTTGTTGCACCTCCGTCTGTGAATGCTGAACCGCCACCAATACCACCACTCTGAACTACTTTAGTTGTAGTTTCATAATGCTCGTATTTTTCCCCCTCTGCAACTCTTATAATGCCTGTACTTGGTAAATTAAGCCTATTAGTTGTATTTGAAGTATTAGCGTCTAATTGTGAAAAGCACATCACTATTTCTATTACTTCCTGCCCTGTTGAAGTTGGCAAAACTACACAATTACCTCTATACATAGGCATATCGTTAGGGTCGTCATCAGGAGCTTGATATACGATGTGAAAGTAATTTAATTGTGCAACTGAAAGTACGCCAAAGTTCACTTCTTCATTCCAAACAATAGAATTGGGCAATTTTAAGCCTACGGCATCACTCAACAAAACAAGCAATTTACCAGCGTCCGTTGGTAAGAAATTCCGTGTCGATGTTATCATTTCGAAGCCATTAGGGAACAAAGAGGTGTCTATGTTTGGCATCACAACCTCCGACCAGCTTTGATTTTCCCTCGCATATTGTTTTCCGTCATTTGGAGCATCTTCCAACTTTATATCATTCAACTCATTAACAGCATCTTCAATAGTTTGCCAGTTACTATCCACCTGAGCGTGTGTTAGTGGCGTTGGCTGTTCATTTCTTTTTATTAAGTTTATATCTGTCATTTTATTTTTTTTTATAATGAATATAATTCTTGCCAGTATTCGCAATCTACATAAGTTTCTGTACAACCACCACTTTCGCAATCTTCAATTTGCATATCAAATTCAAAGCAATTATAAGCCTTATTATCTTCAACTAAAGTAAACGCAACACCATTAGGCTGTATAATCTGAAATCTCAAACAACCAATTTCAGGCAAATCAAGTTCCGCAACTTCTAAGCTAACATTATTAATATCTTCGACCTCCACCTCTCGGCTTATTCCTACATCTAAAATAAAGCTAAATATAAACGTGTGAGTGCCTGTAACATTCAATGAAAATGGTAATTGAATAGTGTCGCAAAGTGCTACACACCCTAAATTCATTATATTTTCGCAACAGCAACTCATTTAATAATAAATTTTAATATTGTGTTTGAAATTCCTATAAGTGCAAGTAACATAAACAGCATAGGTACAGTTATGTAAACCAATGCAACTAAAACCGTTACCCAAACATTTGTACAAAATAAACAACCGCCTAATGGCTTCTTTACAAATGTATTGCCTGTTTTCAGCCACTTTCCAAAACGCTCAAACAACATACCCTCCTGCAAGCAATCATCGTAAAAATTAGCGACACTTGCACCTACAAAGGCTATGAATAATATATTAGCAATTACATACAAGCTCAACATCGCAGGATGGTTTTAAATAGTCAAATTGATAATCAAAAACGAACTTGATTAAATCAAGTGTATTGTTCGTCATTTTTTCTTCAGATAAAATTTGCTGTTTGTTTTCTATTACTTTTTTAAGCGTTAAGCCGTAAATACCAGTTAACCTATATAATATAGATTGCCTGATAGATTCTAAATCAAAACCTCTGACACCTATAACTAAATTGATTTCTGTTTTTGCTAAATAAATATCCTGTGTGCAAGATATTTTTCCATTAGGTGTAAATGCAATTTCGCCACCATAACGCAAATAAGCACCATTGCAAGTATCATTTAAACCAATTGGTAAATACTCCTTTTCTTCTTTCTTGCAAACAATCGTAACACCTTTTTCTTCTTTGAAAATCCCTATTCCTTTTACGCCAAATGGTAGGTCTGAAAATGGATTTAAGATTATATTTTCATCGAATAAAAACATTAAACAGCTAAATTTATTTGTTCATAAAACACATCTTCAATTACTTGTAATGCAATACTTTTTTCTTCTGTAGATGCTTCAAATATTTGTTTTTTCATCTGTTTTTCTTGACCTTCTGCTATTTCTGCAAATTTTAAAGTATTGAATTCTAATTGATGTTTTGGATAATTTTTTTGAAATGACTTTTTTAAATTTCCAAACAACTGCAAATCCTTTTGTCCAATATCACGACCTAAGCTTTTTCTGAATTTTTTATAAGCTTCAGATTTGTATTTTCCAAATGGATTTCCGTTGATATCTTCATTTGCATTGAATACCCTATTGCTGATGTGTGCGTCGACTTCATCAATACCAGCGGATATTGCAATTGTTACAATCTCAGGTATCTTATCTCCTAATGTTTTTAACTTATTTGCAAACTCCTCTGGTGTCATTAGTTTTTCTTTTTACTAAAAGTTATGTTCTTAGGCGTTAAACCTTTGGTGCCATTGCTACTATTATTTACTTTGGTAATTTTTGTAGTAGTGCTTTTTACTGTGTTTGTTTTTTGTCCGCAGCAAGCCATAATTTTATTTTTTTTAAGGTAAAACCATTGTATATCCATCTGATGCACATTCTAAACAACAAGGACATTTTGGAATTGGTATGTTTAACTTTGCCAATTCCAATTGATAAACTCCTTTTGGTGTGTAAGTTTTCTCAACAGCAGGATCATACTTTATTAAATTAAATGTGCTGTCAAGCCAAGCCATTTGCGTAACAGCGTCATCTTTTTTTATAGTTAATAAATCATTGATTCTATTACTTTCGTCAATTTCTTTCCAAACAAGTGCAGCAGCTTTATAACGAACAGCAGTAGCTATTTTGTCTGCATATTTGCATAAGTATTTAGACTTATCACAACGCACTTGAATTTCGGTAATGATTCCAAAATTCTGATTAGTGTCATCGCTACCAGTAACAGTAAAATTCATTTTATCACGACAATTACAAGTCGTTGCTGTTGTTCCAGAATAAACTTGAAGATTAGTGTTGTCAGCAAGAATCTGAAAGCTATCTTCTACATAGTCATTATAAGTTATCTCTACCTGTTCTCCATCTGGAATGATACCAGTAAATACCGTTTTATCAACTCCATTTTGACGAATAATAATAGAAGTCTGACCACCAATTTTTACAGCTACAGTTATTTTGTGAATGAAAAAACGAGATAATTTGCAGTCTTTATCAAGTTTGAATTTTAAACCACGAAAGCCAGCATAAGTAGGTAATCCATTGTCTGAATTAACACCAATTTCGACATCATTTAAAGTTTTACTTGCTTCTAAACCTTTGAATTGAATATCATTAAAAGCATCTTCCCACGCTTGTTTTATTTTCGCTTCAATAAGTTTTTTGCCTGTGCCGTATTTTTCATCAGCAGTGTTTGCAGCAACCAATAAAGAGATACCAATATCATCTAAATAATATTTAGCTGTATCTTCAGCACATAAACCTCTAATTGATATTAATCCTTCGTAACACATATTTGATAAAAAAATGGGGCTTCATTTTGCAATCAAGCATTAATCCACCCCGTAAAGCAACCAAGCCTTATTTAATAATTATGATTAGCCTGCTGGTGCAACTGTTGCAGCATTGATTAAGTCGCAAGTAATGTCACCGCAAACTAATTTGAAAGCTAAAGCATAGTTGTAATCTTGACAATCTGCAAATGCATCAGCAGGTAATGGAACTACTTCAAATTCCTTTTGGAAAGCAAATTGCCATTCATCGCAATCACGCTTCATAAAGAAATCCCAAACAACGCCACCTAGTTCAATTCTACCATATTCATGCGCAAAATATTTTTTACCACCTACAGTTATTTCTGGACCTGTTTCGATAAAATCGCCTGAGTTTTGGAAATATTCTACTGGACGAACAGCACCTGGTAACCACGTTAAAATGTTATCTGTGCCTGTGCCAGCAAATGCACCAGTTGCGTTTACATTTGCATCACGGAAAATGTTTTTTAATTGCAAGCCAGCAGCATTGATACCATTGTTTGCGATAGATGAATAACTTAATGAGTTAACCAACATATCTAATTTCCCAGCACCTACTATAATAGGATCTTCTGTTTGATTCATTTGTTGGTAAATTGTTTTGATTAAAGCTAAACCTGCTGGATTAGCAACACCTGCACTTGTAACTACAGGTATCTCTGTAGGTGTTATCAAAGATTCATCACCAGTTAATGGATATTTGCCCATTTTAGGTAATAACTGTGCTAAAACAGCAGCGTTATAACCTTGTATTGCAGCATCTAATTTTAATTTGATAATAGTGTTGTAAAACTCTACGCGGTTTTCACACATAGTACGAATTGCACTATCATTTAATTTGAAACCCCAGCTATAAACTCCAGTAATTTCAATATCAGCAAATTTAAAAGGATCACTTTTTGCGGTTTGGTTTAAATTACATTTTGTAATTAATGTACTTGAACCTGTACTGCATTCTTTTGTAGTGTATTTTACCTTAACTTTTCGCGAAGATGATGCTGATGGCTTTTCTTTACCATCTTCAATAACGGTAAGTGTTCCACCATTCTGTGGTGAATATAGTGCTTTTACAGCACCAGCATCTCTTGTTTCTAAAGACGGTGCTATTTTTCCAAGTGCTTCTGATTCAGCAAGCATTAAATTAATACAACATTTGTTATTGTTAGTTGTAACAGGTGATACTATTGGCATTTTAATTGTTTTAATGATTAATAATGCCGTTATGTAGGTACGGTAAACCTCGTTAGTTTTTGAATAGAACTACCTATCAATTTGTAGAAGCAGTTTCAGCTTCTAAGTATTTTGCAAGTGTTGGAGATAACACTAAATCTTTCTCATTTTGTTCTTGAGAACCACCACCACCGCCACCACCTGTACCATTTGATTTCTCAACGAATGAACCCAAAAATCTTTCATCTAAACTTTCTATTGTCTCAAATCCAGTATTGTCTTCTTTTTTCAGCTGGTATTCGCCTTTCCAGAACGTCATTTTTCCTGTAGCATCTCTTTTTGTTGTAATGCCTTCTTTTTCTAATCTTGTTTTGAAATAAACTACTGCATCTTCTACTGGAATTATTCTTTTTTTAGATGAGATTTGCTTGTTAAAATCAATATCCGTATAAATGGCATTTTTTTCTGATTCTAATTTTTCTTCTAATGCTTTTTTATCAGCAGTTGATTTGTCTTCTAAATCTTGGTATTTTTTGTTTAAGTCAAAAATTGTTTGATTTAGAGCAGTTACCTCTTCTGTACCTGCTGTCTTTGTTTTTTCTTGTGCTTTTTCTAAAACAGCATCATAATCTAATTCATCTAACTCTTTATTTTGAAGCCCTAAAGAAAACTTTACATTCAACGCTTTCTTAACCTTGGTAAACGCTTCTGCCAATCCTTTTTTCTTCGATTCATCTTTTAAAGAGTTGTGATGTTCTGGATCGGCTTTAAAAAGTTCAAATTGTTTTTCATTGTGTGCTTTTGCAATTTCATCAATATTGCTATCATCTTTAATTGCTGCATCAATTTGTTCCTGTGTAAACCCTATTTTTTTTAGTAATTGAATATATTTTTCCATGGTTGCTTTTTATTTTTTATTTTTTAACTTTTTCTGTTTTTGTAGATTCTCTTTCAGCAATCAACGCTTGTTTTTCAGCTTCAAATTGTTGTTTTTCAAGTTCAAAATTTTCACGTTTAATTACTAAATCTGCTTTTTCGGCTTCGAGCGATTCTCTTTCGGTAACCAACGCTTGTTTTTCGGCTTCAAAAATTTCATTTGCCAATTCAGATGATACTTCTACATTTTCGCCTTCATAGAAATATCTTTTTGACTTAACAAGCATTTCCGCTTTAGCTTCAGGAACGTTTTCTAATCTATTTCCTGTTTTTATTTCTATAATAACTTTAGACATTCACTGTAATTTTGAGTAAAGTTATTTTTACAGATGCTGTGTTTTTTGTGAAAAACGCATATTTTTTTTCATTTTTATTTATAAATTCATAAAAGTTGTTTATATTAGCACCACGGAGCCGATACGAAAGTAGAAATACCTGATACTGCTTTGCAACACGACGTATGAAACAGGACGTAAGGCAACACCACGACTGTTGCCTATTTTATTTTATAGAGTTCTAAATTTGTGTATTCTTTTGATTTAATTTGGTTAGCTTTCATGATGTATGGAACACCATATATCGTGACAATTACAAATTCAACATTTTCATAGTTATTTATACGCCCTCTTATATTGTCTAAAATTATTCGTCCGCTAAATGCTGTTGATTCAAAACTAAGAAATACTGTATTTGATTTAATTGCTGCATCATTGAAATTCCTATTTATATCTAAAGTATTTTTTCCAGTTATTACTTTTATTTCTGATAGCAAATATTTATTTTCTTTAGCAAGAATTACATCTGCACTTTTGATGCCATATTCTTTAGACTTGGGAAGCATGTAAACATCATATCCTTTTTTCAATACAGGAATAACTGCTCTTTCATTTTTCAAATCAGCTTCATCTTTCTTTATATTTTTTAACTCGTATAATTTTCCAGAATACTTTTTAGGCATATTAACCTGTGAATATTCTGGTAATTCTGTTATTTCTTTAAGATTTTGGCGAATCTGCTGTTTAGATATTTTATTTTGAATATATTTTGTAAAGAATGTAGAAATATCTGCTATACCTTTTACTAAAATAAGTTCTGGCGTAGCAGCTGACAAAACAGGAAGTTTATTAGATTTTGGTTTTTCTTGTAATTTTGATATGTCGTCAATTTTATCTTTTATATTTTTGGGTGCTGTATTTTTATCATCAACCTTACCAACTTGTTTAGGATTTCTAACCCACTTAACTTCATGACGGCATCTGTAACCACCGCAGTTCATACTGAAGTTATCTATCGTTGTTCCGTCATACATACCAGCACCTTTTTTTGAAGTATGCTTAACACCGTTTACTGTTTCATAAGTAATTGACGTGTTACTTGGTTCGCCTTTTGGACAAAATTCGTCCAAGATAATTTGTAAATCATCTATCGAAATTGCCCCTTTATAATTATCACGAATATGGTCACAAATTGGTCGAGTAGTTTCTATTTCTGATCCAACATAAAAAAAGTATTTTAACCCATACGTTTTGCGCACTTCATCATTGATGGCACCATTGTATTGTCTGAGTGCATCAAATGCAACCTGGTCCACATGTTTTACTAATAATGGATTATCAACCAATTGTTTTTTTAATAAGTCAGATGTTTCTTGATAACTTTTATTCAAGAAGATTTCTTGACGCATCAGATTTTCAAGAGGTTTTAAAATGCCTTCATTCACACCAGTACCGCGCAAATTACTTAACACTTTACCCTTAATGTGTGGTATGATTTGGCTTTCCTTTAAAACTGGGCTAAGTGCTAAATTTTGTGTTCCGTAATACTTTTCGTTGTGTTCTTCTAATTTGTCAAATGTGGTAAAATACTTATCAGTCGCAGAACTATAACCACTATCTTTTAGTGCTTGCTTTAAAATACTGTCTAACTGTGCTAATTGTAATTTATTAGCTTCTAAATTGCCTTGTGTTGTATGCTTGGCTAATTCACGTAATAATATATCATACAGCCTTTTACTTGATATTCCTATACTGTTAATATATTCTTGGTGTGCATCATCTATAAATGGTCCAGCTGTCAAGCAATAGTATTATTGGTTTGTGTAATAGTATATTTGTCCAACTCCTTATCTATGATTATTTTTACTTCATCATAATCTTTATCTAAAATACTTTCATCGGAATCAATTAATTTTCTTAAAATTTGAAATCCTTGATGATGTAATAAAACATCTTTTGAAGAAATATCGCTGCCAAATGTAGCTTTTGCACTTTGCAACTCTTCAGTTCCGTAAGCAAACAATTTATCAGCATTAGATAGAAATTCAACAATAAATTGATTCACATTGCTGTCACCAAAATTTTTAAGTAAATATCTTTTTGTTAACTCAACTTGAACGATGTAAGGTGCACCGGATTTCTTCGCTTCAGCTAATTGATATAAAATATCATCTGCATTTCTTACATCAAAATCTTGTGGAAATGAAATTTTAATATTTCCTTTTCCGCCACGATACAGATCAATTATATTAAGAATATTTTCGTACATTAAATACAAGTCAATAATAATAGTTGTATTCCTGTCTACTTTATGGCTGACATCATAACTTTTGCTGTCAGCGCTTTGATTAGTCATATTTTGAGACATTACACATAGCGATGAAAGCATTTTGTCGAAATAAAAACTTTCTCTTTCTGCTCCATGTTTTAAAATCTCAGTTGGTGGCGTAATAAATCCTTCTGGCTCCTGGAACTTTCCATCACTACTAAGCAATACACCGCCTTTGTCAATCATCATCGTTCCCATTGGTGACGTGTCCATTATGTAACCTGTGCCATTACAACGTGAACAAGTTTCGCCAGAATCGACTACATATTTTCCATTCTCTTGATGACAACCTTCATGCGCATTGTCGCATTTTACCTTGATGCGCCAATGTCTCGGATATACATAACGAATCTCACATACACGCAAATCGCTACCTTGACCAATGGTTAAATCGCCCCAAGCTGCTGCGCCATGAAAATCAGAAACATAATATTCGAGCAAGCTACCATCTTCATATTGCTCAATAATCAATTTGCCACCAATTACAGTTATAGGTAATTCTGGTAAATTATTTTTATAATATGGAACTTGAACAAGTAATTTTTTATCGCCATCTTTTTTAGGAATTACAATAAACGTTTGTTCTTTTGTAAGAACAAAATAATAAGTATCTGTGTCCTGTTCATTTGGACCATACTTATAATTTCCAGCTTTAAATATTAGATACTCTGTATCAACTGCAATGATGTTGCTAGATGTTATCAATCTAATATCAACATCAATTTTTTTGTTTTTAATGTTATCAAAATTTGGCAATTCATTTTGATAGTTTGGTATAAACTCTTCAGAAATATGCTTAGGCAAAACAGCTATCAGCGCATTAGGATCTGTTTGCCTGTATGCACCATTTTTTTTTATTACCCAGTTTTTTAATGATACTGTTTTTAGCGCATCTTTTAATTTTAATGCAGATTCATATTCTTTAACATCACTGTCTCCATATTCAATTGTTACATCTAAATTAAGTGCTGTTGATGTATAATCTGAAATTGCCTTATCAAACTCATCTTTTGTTATTGATCTGTGATTTTCTTTTCTGTAATTTAAGATAGCTTCATTTTCACTTTCCAACGGACGTCTTTGCCTAAATATATCTTCAGGCATTGCGCCTTGAGTATGCACAGACATACTATTATAAACCTCCTGCCACTTATCAGCTACAGGAGGTCTATTTTTTGAACTTATTATTTCTAAGAAATCAACAGCCATAATTATAAGATATTATTCAATTTTATGCCGCAAAGAGAACATCTAAAACAGTTTGCGGTAAAGGAATTCCTTTTAATCCTTTTTGGTATGTGTTGAATTTTACATCAATATGTAATTTCTGTAAACTATCAACTTCGCTGTCTCTGTAAACTTCTGCAGCAATTCCACTAAAGCCAGGATTTGTGCCAGCAACCCATTTATAGTTGTAATATAGTAATCCATCGCAGCCAATCCATACAACATTCTTATTTGTATGCTTTTCTTTTACGTCATTTTCAAAATCAAAGTCATACTGAGTTACATTATCGAAAAGTTTAGTTTCATATTCAAAACCCGTTATTTCGTCAATCGTTTGCTCTGGTGAACACGCTTTTAATTTTTCTTTTTTCAACTCCGGTTTGCTTAGTTTACCAAAACCAGGCGGTGAGATAATAATTCTGTCGTCGTCAATTAATGCTTGCCACTCTGCCGGTGATGTCAGATTCGACATTACAACATCGCAGTCAATAAACATAAATCTTTCAAAGCCACCCTTACGCGTAGAGCTTACAGTATTACATGGTATTGGGTAGCTTCTTATTTGAGTTCCATTACATGAAGGATTACAAATTTCCATTGTTTAATTTTTTAGTTGTGATTAAAAAATGGCTTGGTTGTTTGTATTATTAATTTGTTGTTGTTGTTGTTACTGGTGGCTTTGTAGATTTCATTTCTGTTTTTACTGGCTTATTGATTTCTTCGTTTAATTCAGTGAAATCAATTTGTCCGCGCATTGAAACGATGTATGGCTTTAATTCAGAACCTTTCATCTTAATTTTTTTTCCATCTGTATCGTTTATTTCGTAATCATCGGAATCAATAATTTTTGATAAAATCTCCTGTTCCTTTAATAATTGTTGTCTTAAAGCTGACTTTGACATTTGTGCAAAATTTAATTAGTAACGAAATTAATTTGTTGTTATATTTGTGCATTGTGAAAAACGCATATTATGAATTTTCAAGAATTGAATATATCTGTAGGATTAAATAAAACAAGAATTGAAAAGATTGGATACAAATCTAATCTTTGTGATTATCCTATAAAAAATAAAAAATTATTGTGCAGCATTATTAAGCAGATAGCTATAAACTTAAACCATGTCATTGTAAAATATGATAAGTTGACAATTGATGAAATTGTTATACTTATGCGTAAAAATTGTATAAAAAGATTTGAAAAAGACTTTGTGCCAAACACACGAAATTTAGATGCTACAATTAATTATATACAAAAAAATAAGCGACTTGAGGCTAAGTCAAAAATCCTTTACATACACAATCAATTATGGAATTATGTTAATAACAACAGAGTGATTTAACAACATAGGGTGCTTACTATTTCTGTGCCTTCTTTTGTCAACTGTATTCGTGCTGTATAAAATCCGTTTTCGATATTGGCTTTTGTATATTTTGAGCTTTCATTTTTATAATATCTTTCTCCATCAATCATAATATTTTGGTGCATCATTGCACGTGCCATTATTGTGTGCAACACTTTTGTATAAGGTGCTATCCTTAATTCATACTGTTCTGCTGAAATTCCAAATATATTAAACTCTTTCCCTTTGCTATTTTTATAATAAATACTGTTTGTTTCGTTTATATCTGTTGATACTAAGTATGCTTTGATGTAAAATTCATTTTCAAATGGTAAGCTTTTATAATCTACAACATCAAACACACAGTTATTATACCAAGTTACTCTAATGAGTTCTAAGCAATTATTATTTACTTCAATTAAATTAAACATATTAGACATAAACACATTCCCTGTTGTGTCTGTTACTATTATTTGCACAGCACCTTCTATTTCTGTTGCCTCCAATATTATAAGGTTATTGTCGTTTATTTCTGAGATTGTAAAGTCTAATTCTTCAATACTGCTATCGCATATTTTTTTCTCAATCTTAGATATAAGGTTTTTTGTTTCTATTGTAATATCATCTATCCAAAATGATAGCTCTGGAGCATCACGCAATAGCGCAGCACCATTATCATCTATAATTAGTTCTATTTGTCCAAACTCATCAAAAGGTAGATTGCCACCACTATATCCTGTGGGAACTGTTCTTGTGTGCACAATCTCTCCACTACTATTAGCAGGCATGTCATACCATTGAGAAGTGCCTAAAAACCAACCATTGTCTTTTAATGCAACTCTAATTCTCAAGTTAAAAGTATTAGTGTTTTCATATTTCAACCTCACATTAACAAGCTTTCCTTCCTGCCCCCTAAGGTCTACTTCATTCACAGTAAGATATGAGCCATTGCCTTCCCAAGCATTTTTATAATACCTGGACATATTTATCCAATACATTTTCTTTGTAATTGGCGAATACACTAAGTTGTCTATAAAGTGCTTCATTTGGTAATCATCAGGATTAGGTGTGTTGATATTGGCATTCATATTCCAATATACAAACCCTATATTGGCAGGCATATTTTCGATTTTTACGCCTGTTCCGGCATCTACAGCAGTAGTGCCAGTTTCAAGGCAAAAGCCTTCCAATGTCAGCCTTATATGTGTTCGCATGGTTGCAGCTATTGGACTGTATTTTATTCTAATTACTCTAACGCCTAATGCTGCATTGTTATATAGACTATTATATGGATTTAAGTCTAAATCATCTACAATCACATACATTCTTGTGCGTAAGTTATTTTGCAACAAAAAGGCACTCCTTATTGGACTTAATAATCCATATGGAAGTGGTGGTATATCTATTTCCCAAGTTCCTCCAGTAGGTATTACCGGATATGGTGTTTTCTCAAAGTCAGTTTCATTTATTAGGTTAAATTTTGAATTAAATTGAAATTGTAAATCTTTTTCTTTGTTATAATAAAAAGTATCACATCTGTTGCATTCAGCTTTTTGATTAAAGACAATGCTTTGAAAGGTTGGAAATATTATAGCCATTTTTGTATTTTATAATTTAAAAAATGGCTTGGTTGCTTGTATCAAAGTTAATGAAAAAGTATTTTATTGCACAATTAAAATATTTTTAAGTAAAATCTTTTTATATTTATAAACTAAAATAACAAACTATGAAAAAAGTAATCTTAATAATGATGATACTGATGACATTCTTAGTATCATGCAAAAAAGGCGAGAAATGCCTTGTTGGTGGTAAATGGTATCATGTGAAAACAGTATTCAATGGTGCTACTGTTCAAGAAAATAATGGCTCATACCTTATATTTTCAGAAGATAAAGTAGAAATCTACAATGCTAGTGGTACGCTTGAGGCTACCCCTAAAATTGTAATTACTGATGAAACGATTAACGGCACTAAATATCAATGCAAAGGTAAATCTTTAAAGGTTACTTTTGGTTTTCAGTCATCTAATCCAGCTGATCCTATTTTTATTGATTTTGATAAAAATTACGAAGAATACAAACGCTAACAACTGCACATACTCTCTTTATATTTCACTTTAATGATACTTAAATCATTAGGTTTATATTTAACCTGTCTTATCCAAGTATCTTTACCATTTATACGTATAATGCCTCGTTTGTTTGCCCTAAGTGCTTTATAATCATTAAAACATAAAGGATACTCAAACTCTGCTTCAAATGGTTTAAAATTACCCAAATTGTCTTCTAAGTTATTGCATGAGAAGTTGTCTGAAATCAATATAAATTTACAATTGCTTGCTTTTATACTCCATTTTGCAAATCCGACATTATTATAAACCATTCTTGGTCTTACAAACACGATATTACCTACTGCTAACGAAAATTGAGCATTTAAGTTAAGTGCCTGCGGATTTGTAGTTAAATTAGGTGCATTATTAATAACAAATTCTTGATAGCCAATTTGCGTGCCACCGACTCCACTCCATGCCTCAATGCTTAAATATAGCGTTGCGCCAATTACATCTGTTTGTCCAGTAATATTGGTATCTTTACTAAATAAGCACGAAGCACTAAATTCATAATCTCCATTTTCTTGACATAAAAAATATGTAAAATTATCTACTCCATTTATGTCATTATTCAAACTATTTAAGTTATCATAATTTGGAGATAAGGGATTTGAATACAATATTAAATTAAATTGGTCTGAAGTGAATGGTTGATTAATTGGTATCTGTCCAGACGATATAGTAAAATCAAATGTACTATTTACCTCAAACCCATACTTAGCATTTCTTTGCAGTGCAATACAGCTATTAGCAATACCCACCCAGCGCTCAAGTATTCTTTCATTCCACATAAAGGTGTTCTTTATGCCACTTTCTTTTTGGAAATCCACCAACTGTACTGGAGATGGTATAAAATTATGTGGTGTTACTGCATACATGAATACATTAGTATCATATCCGCTATCTTCGCCTGCTGGCGTTTCCTTTGTGCTTTGTAAAATTGCACCGTCTGTAATAAAATCAGTTATTAGGTCTAATACGCTATCTTTAAGCCCATAGCACCCGCAGCCTACAAATGCCTCACTTGTCCAGCCACTTAGTCTATTGCCTTGCCATATAGTTATATCTTCTGTCCTTTCTGTGGCGTTTCCTGTTTTTATTTGATTGTAAATATTGTTATTATTCAAGTTTTCTACGAAATCTAACGGAATATCATCTATATTTAACACAACATCACTACCATAACTATAATTTTCATCTTCTATTCTAAATGTTACATTTCCGTTTAAATCTTTGTCTACAATGGTATAAATTGTAGTTGCTTTGCGGAGTTCATTTAACAGCTTCTTTAGTGAAAGTTTTGGATATAACTTATCCAATGTGCCTGTTGTATTATGTAATGCATAGCCTGTACTTACGTGTATTTTATTATTTGTTAAATAATCACTTACAACACTTATTTTATTGTCCGATATGTAGCTAACAAAAAATTTAATCACATCTAGCACATTCAAGCTATAACCATTAGTATATGGTAATATAATATCCAATGAAAACATAGCATCACTTTGCTCAAATATCAAGTCTTCACAATTTAAAGTCTTAGTGCTATATAAAGGAATTTCGTTTTCCCAAAATAAAACTATTAAGGCACTAAATGAGGTATCTTTAATTGAATCTATTTTGCCTATTTTTTTAGGTATCATCATTTCAATATCTGCATGAAATAAAATACCCTCAAATAAACTTTCGTAGGCATTTCCATTTTTTATATCAATTACAATATCAATAGTAGCACAATAGCTTTGCCTTGCTTCACACAAATATTTATATGCATCTCCGAAAAAATCTAATTCTGTTTCCGATTTTTCTCTCAATATTTGTTCTGTATTTCCAAATCCATCTTCTCTAATTATACTAAATGATATCTCTGCATCTACATCATTTACTAATGTTCCGTCTAAATAAAAATTAACCATACTTATTGCTATTTTTTAATTGTTTTAAAATTTTGTTTGATTTTTTTGCCAACATATATCTATCTTGATTGCCATTTTCAATGCCTTGATATATATATTCCAGCTTCTCGCTAAGCTTGTATTGTAAGTTTTTAATTTGTTCACTTGATCTATCTAAATTTCGTGTATGATTTCCATATATCATATTTACAGGCAATAATGGCATATTAAACACATTTGGATTTAATAATCCATTATTAATTTTATCCAATGCTTTTATTCCATATTTCGATACAGCCTCTCTCTTTAATACAAATTCGTTGCCCTCTAATTCTGCAGGGACACCACCTTGTTCGTGTTTGTTTCCTACCACAAGTCCTCCATGTCTAAATTTTGGCAATGGTGCTTTGGCAATTGCCACTACTTGTGCAGTTGCAAAAGCTGTGGCAAGTCCTGTAATAATACCTGCTGGTATTAGTCCATAGTGTATACTACCTAGAAATGCTTCTAAGGCTACCATTGGTACTTTGGCAGCTGCCATAGCTATGTCAACTTTCCTTTGTTTTTGTGCCTCCTCATTTTTAACCTTAGCAACTTCTTTATTATATTGCTTTTCACTAATTAGTCCTTTGTTCTTTTTTTCATCTAATGCTGAAATTTCCTTTTGTGCATTTTGTGCTATAATCTGCCCAGCTAATTGTGTGCCTTGTGAGACAACATTAAAAATTTCACCGTAAATAGTTTGTGCTTTTTGTGCGTTTGCTTCTATCGTTGCAAGCCTTTGTTGTTGCAATGCCTGAATTGCATCACTTGCTGTTTGTTCGTTAATTAAACCTTGTTCTCTTAATGATTGGATATAATCGTAGTATTTTTTATAACCGTCTTTCCCAATCGAAGTAATATCACTTATGCTATTTACAAAGCTTTCTGCATCTATATTCTCAAATAAACTAGGCAATTGTACGCCTTCGTCTTCTTTAAATAGTGCATCATAATCGGCTTTAAACTGCTCAAACTTTGCTTTTGCTTCGTCTAATTGAGTGATAAGTAGTTTTATCTGCTCATTTTCTTTTGGGTTATTTCCTAAAAATACATCCTCTGCAAATATTTCTTTTATTTTATTTTCTAACGATGTTATTGCTTCTTGTAATTGACTTTCAATTTGTGTAAATATTATATCTGCTTCTATTTTTAAAGGTTCATTTTTTATCAAATTCTCTATTACTCGTATTTGTTCTTCAATTCCTGTTATCTTTGCACGTAAATCAATAGATAATTTACTTTCAGTTTTGCCTTTTTTTACAACTAACTTGCTAACTTCTGTTTCAAGTTCTTTTTGTTTTTTTTGCAACTCTGCTTTTAATTTTTCCAGTTCGTTTAACACAACTTTAGATCCACCACCCCTTTTCGTGTTAAAATCATCTAATGCTTTTTTAATTTCAAGTATTTTAGATTTAGAATTTAACAACTGAACTTGATATTGTTTTTCAAGTTCAATTTCTTTTTCTTTTGCCTTTTTTGCTTTGTAAAAATATGCAGGATCATTCTTATTTAGACCTAATTTTGTAATCGCCTTTGCAAATTCAATTTCTTGTAGTAATTTTTTTTGTTCTAGTTCAGCTAATACTAATTCTTTTTTTAAGATAACATCTTGACTTTCGCCTTTTGCTTTTAAGTACCTCAACTCCGCATCGTTGAGGGCTTTTTTATCTTCTTCTATTTTTTTCAATCGTTCCTGTACTTCTGCTAATTTTTCAGAATTATCTATGTTGATTCCAATTGCTTCTGCTATTTCTTTCCAATAAGTTAAAGCCAATCCTAAAGCAATTAATAAACCACCTGTCATAACTCCATATAAAATTTGAGTGGCTCTACTTGCGCCATACATCGCAGCTGTGTATAGTTCTTTTGCTTTTGTTGCTGCAGTTGTAAATAATGAATCTTTTTTTGTGATTTCTTCTTGAATTTGTTGCAATCCATTTAGCACTAACATTGCAGAATTTACCTTTAATAAGGTCTTCTGTAGATTCTCATTTTCTTTACCAAATAAGCCAGCTGCACCTTGCGCTAAACTAAAACCAGCAACAACGGTATTGGTAACTCTAATAGTTTTATCTAAACCGCGCGTGTCAGAACCTGCATTGGACATTTCCTGTGATGTATCAGAAATAACATCTTTTAGTTCACCTGCAGTATTGCGTAATTGTTGAAATTGTACAGTATTTTCTTTACCTGCCAACTTAACATTAATCATTTCATTTTTTAGCAACATCATTGCTTCGCGTGCGGAAATCTCACCTTTAGCAACTTGCTCTAAAACTTTAGCATAATTGTTGCTGTCGAGTGTTACCTTTTTTAACTCTACAGATTTTTTTTCGAGTTCTTTATTTTCATTCTGGTATTCGGCAACCAGCTTTTTTAACTTACTCTGTAAATCAGTGTATAACGTTCCAGATGTTTTTCCTGTTTCATTTAACTTTTGCAATATTCCGCCAGTAGAACTAATTTGCTCCTTTAATTCTAACTGTTTCTTTGTTAAATTACCTGTTGTTTGATTGACAATTTTTTGTGCTTTATCAAACATCTCCATTTGTGTTGATGCATTATTTACTTCTGATGTAAATTGACCAAGTCCTTCGGCTTGAAATTTAGCTATAATAGTGTTAGCCATTTTTGTATTTTATAATTTAAAAAATGGCTTGGTTGCTTGTATCAAAGTTAATGTCTTTTTCTCTTGGTTGAGATAGCAGATTGTTTAAAATTTTAAAATAATCATCTATGTTGTAAGTGATTAATTTTTTAATGTCAATTCCTGCGCTCTTTGCTATTAAAATTTCACACTCATCTAGCTTGTTTGCGAACTCATAAACATCATTGCGCCTTTCATCTGCTCCATCTGAAGCAAAAGCGTTAGCGTATCTTCGTGCGAGATAGGCAACAAGCCTTGAGTATTTTTCTGAAGACTGCTCAAAAAAAAATCTCGCATCTCTGGGTCAAGGTTTAAAAGTGCTATTTTCTTTTGGTTATGGACTTCTGAATATCCAGTTTCCTTTTCATCATCAATGAGGTAAAACATACAGAATAGTAGTTCTAAAATAGTTTCATTGGCATTTTTCAAACCTTTCACTTTGTCTATAAACCAATCAAATGTGCTGTTGATGTCAAGAAGTGCCTGTGTTCTGTCTTGCTGTTTTAAACTTTCAAGTGCATTTGTAATTAGTTCTTTACAACCGAACACAGCAGATTCCCATTCGTTTTTAGCTAACGAAAACGTTTGAAGGTAGTTGGTTGCCTCTTGGATATTACGATAGTAGCGTGACGATATTTTGCCGTAATCTTCTGGCCGGTAGGTGTATAAACTTTCACCAGTTTTAAATGTGTGAACGAAAATTAATTTTAGTTCTCTTTTGGGTTGGCGCTTAATTTTGTTCCAAACAGTTATAAATATTTTTTTCATTTTCTTGTTCTTTTAAATTTAGCTTAGATGGTGTGGTTATTAAATCAAATGGTAAAATCTCTGACATACAAACAAAAAATCCGTCGTCATTATATGTGACTTTGAAATCACGTTTCCCAATTGATGTTTCAATATTATTAAAAATCTCAGTTCTCATGCTGCGTTCTTTTTTACAATATCCATCCAGATAGGATTTTCATTTTCTTTATACTCTCGGATAGCTGACTTAGTATAACGAATATCTTTGTTTGTCAACTCATAAATGATATTACCTACATTCAATAGATGAGTATAGTATAATTGATTGTCAAAATTCTGCTGGTCAGATATATCAACCTTATCCATTTTATTAGCAATATTTTTAAGCATCTGCTTTGAATCGTTGCAAATAATTAACTCATCAATTATTGAGTTGACTTTGTTTTTAATATCAAATTCCGTTCTTGTCATTTGGTACTTGTGTTTCTATAATTGGTATTTCTTTTATCGCTTCAGCTTTTAACTGAACATCTTTTGTTAAATCGTCAATAGATTTATACAGCATTATATTTGGTGGATAGCCATGAGTATAAAGTTCTTTTACTGATGGTTCTTTTAATTCACCATCAGTAGTTACCACAACATTAATCTGCTTGATTACTGTTTTCTTTGGTTCGTTGTTGAAGATAAGCCAAGCTGTATCGCCAACATTAAATTGAGTTTCGATTGTCATAAATTATATTATTTAGCTTTTTTAAAATTTGTTTGTACATAAGAACCTTTAACACCTTTCAATTCTAAGTAAGGATTCTTTGTGTTGTTTGGATTAAATGTCTTTTTGTCAATGATATAAGATTTACCGTGCTTTACTTCATTTCTATCTTGTCCAGTTCTGATTATTTTATCGCCTTTTTTCATTATGCTGCTTTTTTAAGTGATTCGATTCGTCTATTGATTGATATAATATTATTCTGTATTTCTTCAATATTATCTACATAATAGCCATTCACATAACCAAACCACATATCCATCAAATATCGCCACGCATCAAGTATGTGCAATCCAAATTTCTTCTTAGCATCATTCAATGATTTGTCTTTGTCTGGGTATGCTTTCCTAATATCTTTTTCCAATTCTGGAACATCTATTAAATTCAAATGTCCTTGTGGTATTTTATACAGAGCTTCGTTAATCATGTCGCCGCTCATTACATGCGTAACATTTGCATTTCTTATTTCAAGTTGACTTTCATTTAATTTTAATGATCGCATAATCGTATGATAGAATGTTTGCGCTTCTTGTCTATCTGCACTACCATGTTTACCACTTGCATCGCCAGTTACTCTAATTCTATAAGCAGAAATTAGTCTAGTATCTATGTATTTTTCTCTTATTTCCGCACAAACAGCAGCCAATGGCGATAAATGATACTTGTTAGTAGGATCAGCAATAATTACATCAAACACATTCCATGTTAACTTATGTCTGTTATGCTGTCCAATTACTGCACAGCATGGCGCAATATTAAAGTCAAATCCTATGTCAAGTGTGTAATCCTTACTTAGTTCATATTTACCGAAAGAATAATGCTTAGAATGACTGTATGAATAGAAAAATGGCATTTCATTTGAATACGTTCCCCATTCGCCTAATGTGTATGGCAAATACTTTGATGGATTTTCATCTTTTAAAGATTCGTGGTAAACGATACGTTCGTCTGTGCAGTATGTATTGTCTTTATAAGTAGTATGAGTAGAACGATAGTGTATAGATATTTCTCTCTGCTTGTATGTAAGTGTTTTAGCGGTAGTAAAATTCTTTTCGCTGGTGTGCGCGAACCAATTTTTGTATAACCAGAAATCTTTTTTATCGATAATTCCTTTGGGTAGTTCCGGATTAAAAACAAAATACTGTTTAACCTTTCCGTGATTACTTCTAAGTGTTGTTAATATAGTAGAGAAATCCTGTAGTGTGAGCTGGTCGCCCTCTTCATACCATGCATGCGATGGGTTTCTGATTGATTTCATTTTAGCTGGATTGTCACAGCCACGAGCAATAAACTTATTGCCATTGACACACTCAATTTCAAGAGGGCTGCTTCTAAATGTGAAATATTCTTCAAGCTGCCAATCTTCAATAATATCTTTTAATGTCTGCCATTGACTATCTTTGATAGATTCATGTGTTTTTTTTATCATTATACATCTGAAGTAATCTAACTCCAGGCATGATTTAATAAGTAATTGTGCAACTGTATGTGTTTTTCCGCTATCACGACCACCCCAAACAAATTCAATATCAATATTGTTTGGCTCAAGCAAATGCTTGTAACTTGCTAAAAATAAATCTTCATCTATTTCTACCTCCACCTCAGGTGCTGTTATGTCATTTATTCCAATCAATCTTTTTTCTTAATTATTACTTTAAATTTATTTGGCACCAACGGACTTCCATCTTTTCCTGTTAGCTCTTGTTTGGTTGGCGCATCAAAGCCGTACCATTTGCCAACCTGCGTTCTGATAGCTCTGATTTCGGCTTTCGCTCTGATTTCGTCTTGAAATGTTGCTATTATTATTGTCTCGCCAACTTTCAATGCTTTTCCTGCTTTGATTTCTTGCAGTCGTTTGATTTCATCTACTAGTTTTTGAGCGTGTTCGTTTTTATCGTTTAAGCCTAATTTAAAAGCTTGTTTTTCCTGCTCAATGGTTTGTACTGCTAATTGCTCATTCTTTGAATTCTGATACTCTGTGTAGTATTTGTCATGTAAATTAAAAGACCTTTTCTTATCAATAGAGTATTTGGTTTTTAAAAGTTGGAAAAAGTTGGTTTTCAAATGAGCTTTGGAATTACTTTTAGTCAACTCCTTAAGCAGTAATTTTCTAAACTGTTCTTCAGAAATTCTATTTTGAGATTTTACCTTAGCCATGATTAGAACTTTTAAACCATTGCAAGTAAATTTGATTTGCTATTTGTGCAGTCATTACAGGTGGAACACTCATCCCTATTAAATACTGTGGCTCTATCTTTTTAAATTCATAATCTTGTGGATATGTTCCACAATTGCAAAATTCTGATTTAACAAGCCATCTTGGATATTGTTTTGATAAAAATTTACCACCACTTGTAATTGTAGGACAAACTTCTTTTTTATCTATTAAATAATCTGTAAATCCGTTTGCTTCATTTCTAACATCAGCTAATGTTTTGTCTGTTGGTTTTTGTTTTTTCCATAAATCAAATTGCACTTTTGTTAAATCATTTTCAGATTTTTCATTTACTATTATTTCTCCAAAAGTTATAGCTTTTTCATTAAACTGCAATTTTAATTTGGGTAAATTGTGTTCTTTTTTATGACCTATAAAAAAAACTCTTTCCCTTTTTTGTGGCACACCCATACTTGCAGCGTTCAAACAAAACACCTGTACGTTGTAACCTGCATCAGTCATTTTTTTAACTATGTTTTTAGAATATACTTTTGCATTGCCCTGTATAATTCCTTTTACATTTTCTAATAAAAATACTTTAGGTTGTAATTTTATAATTGTATCACAATAAACAAAAACCAAATCATCAAGTCTTTGTTTTGCTTGCCCTTCTCTAAATACTTTTTCTTTGCCCCACGCTTTTTCACGACTTCCTGCCATACTAAAAGTTGAGCAAGGCGGACTTCCGTCTAAAATATCTAACTCAAATAATTCTTTTGGTAAATCAGTTCGTTTGTTAAAGTCTCTTATATCTTCAACAAATAAATGTTTTGGGTTGTGGTTAAGTTTATAAATTTCGGCTACTTTTTTATCAATTTCTACACCACCTATATGGTCAAATCCTGCTAATTTATATCCCATTGTTGAACCTCCACCACAGATAAAAGTACCGAATACTTTTAAGTTGTTCTCAGTTATTCCATATACTGGATAACCATCTTTTAAAAACCAATTATATGGAAATCTATGTTTATTCATTCCCTAATAATTTCCAAACCGCCTGTTCTGGCGTTTGCGCTATTTTAGACAATTGATCTTTTACCTGCCAATAATCTTCTTCTTTATATTTCAACTTCATGACCATTTCATCTTCCATGCTATCAACATCAATTTCTGAATTGGTATCTGAAAAATTGTTATTTATAACATCAACTCCTAATTCTTCAATATCTATTTGATATTCTTCAACCGCTACTTCTTGGATTAAATCTAAATCTAAATTAATGTTCTTTTTAGCCACAGTGTTCGCAAGGATAGCTGCTTTGTGAAATTGAGCCGTACCGCTTTCAATATCTGTTCTCCTTATAATTATTGGTTGCTTTCCATCTGTGTCTATAACCAAAGGTTCTACGCCATCGAATTTTCTTGATATAACTTCATGCCTTGCATTACCTGTTATGGTCTTATAATCCTTTGAAACTGTATAAGTTTCAATTATTCCAACATCGTCAATAGATTTTTCCAATAAACCCATTCCATAGGGTGTATGCTTGTTGAAGTTTTTATCGTCTAGTTTTATGTCTGATATTTTGATTTTCAAGCTCTTTTTTCTTTATTTTTAATACAATTTTCATACTATAAAATACAACTTTTTTATGATATTTTTGTTCTTTTACTCATAAATACTTGTTTAATATTATCAATATCTAATTCAATTAAATTAGGCATACCTACCAAAGATACCATTTGCAGCTAATGCCTGCAAATTCTTGTGTTCACACCCTATGAATGGTTAAATCTTTGTTTAGTTCTGTTTCTATTTTTTCATAGTTTTTTAAAAAATGTTCATCGAACGTGAGTAAATCTTCTGCCTTTCTAAATGCTTTTAAAATCGTTGATGTGTCTTTGTTCAACGATTTGCCTATTACTACATTGCTTAAGTAAGGCATTGCCTTTCTAATATATAGCAATGTTAGATAATAGGTATCTATTGCTGGAATGTCCAATCTTAAATCTAAATCGACTACTAAATGTTCTACCGATTTTTGAATTTGAACAATTTTTTCTTTTATTTTTTCTTCATCATGTTTTCCATGATAAATAATCTGCAACTTAATAGGGCAGCCAAGTGCATTGCCTATTAATTGTTCTGTGCTTTCTATTAGTTTATTTATTTGTATCATTCTGTAAAATCTTTTGTTATTGTTAATTCTTCGCCAGTTAATGCGAAATAGAGGTTCTGTAGTTGGTGGATATGTGGCAACCCTCTTTGTGAAGCATAGTCTTGCCACTTCCCATTAATACAGTTTATTTGAATTCCATTAAGTTGAAAACTTGGAAAATCAACTTTTCTTTTTTCAAAACCAAAGTCAAGTAGCCATTCTTCAGTAATCGGTTCGTCTTTAATATCTTCAATTTTGATAGGCGTAAATCTATTTTCTTCATATCCACTTATAGATACATATTCATTAGTAATAGCTTCTACTTTACAGATAATTCCATTGTAATTAATAAGACTTCCTATTCTTAACTCTTTTGCTTTCATAAATTAATTTTTATTTTTCATATTTTTCTATTTTCTCAATCAAACTAAATCTATCCCACTTAAATGTCCTATCTCTTATATAGATGCTAGCTTTCATGTCTAACTGTTTTAATCTTTCAGTTCCTATTTTCTTTTCTAAGTTTATTCTGTAATTGTTCAAGTTGCCACTTAGAAAGTAATTACATCTAAGACATTGACCATGCACATTATCTTCATCAAATCTAAGTGCTGAATAATGACCACCTGAATAAAAGTGTCCAGCCTGTAATGTTGTATATTGCCCACAACTTATGCATGGTTTATCTTTGTCTCTTTCTCTAATAAACTTGTGGAATACTTTTACAAGTTTGTCTTTTAATTGCTTCGTGTTTTTGTTATTCATTCTTTTGTTCATAATTTAGTTTAAAACTGTACATATTTTAGCGTTAGCAGTAATACTAACCTTCGTTCTCCCAAATGATAGATTTATACATACTTTCTATTCTACTATGCAATGTGTTTGAAACTTCCATTTTGTTTCCAAGTGCTTCATTCACACATTCAGCAGCAAATCTTTTCGCCACATGTTCTGCGTACATTTGCATTAATTGTTCTTGACTTAAATTAGAATCTTTGAAATAATTTAAAAATTCTTTTGCTGTTTTTAATTGATAGATTCGCATTTTTCTGTTTGTTTTAGTGAGTTTAAATATTCATTAGTTGTATCAGTTGGCATACCAAAAGTTGTCATGACATCATCTACAAATTGAGTTCCGTGTTTTTTACTCAACTTTTTAATCATGTCTTTTTTTAATAATAAGTACAATAATTTTTTCATTCTATTTAATTTATTTGTTAATAATCCTTACTACTGCTAACAGCGTATATAAGAAATGGTACATAAACATTAGTACTAAATTTCAAGTTCGTGCAAGTACCACTTCTCATATACGCAAAACGTTACCTGCCATTTTAAGAGAACAACGTCATACCAGAATGTTTTTCCATTCTTGACTTATCAAAGCCGTATTGTTTAACATCTAATTTTACTTGTTTTTCTTCCATTAGCCATTGATTTGCTTTTATATGAAATTCTTTTTTAATCTCAAATCCATACCCTTTTCTATTCAATCTTTCAGCAGCTATTAAAGTTGAACCACTACCAGCACAAGGGTCAATTACAACATCGCCTTCATCTGTAAAAATTGATATTAAAGTTTTTAGAAGTTCAACAGGCTTTTGAGTTGGGTGTATTTTTTCGCTTTCATTATCTCTTGGCCAGTCCATACAATTGAAAATCATTTTACCATTATTTCTAAATTTTGGCAATCTATCACGGTAAAGAATTAATCCATATTCACAATTCCCCACTACTTTCATATTTGCTTTTAATACTTGAGCTGAAAAGTTTTTGCGAAAGACTAAATTGATATAATTATTCAACCCATATCTTTTGGCTAATTCTATTAAATACATTTGTTGGTCAAAAGCACAAAAAATAATCATACAAGGTGCATCGCCTTTTTGCCTTGCTTCGCCTTCAACTTTTACTTTTTTAGTTTCAGATTTTAGCATAGTTGAGCAAAAGTGCATAAATTCAGCAGGTCTAAAATCTTCATCAGTATCAAAGAAACTTTTACCAGCTAAATCACTTTCACCATTTGAGTTATCGCCATCTTTGTACCAAGCAGGATTTGAAGCATAAGCATTATTACCTAAATTGTAAGGTATATCAGCTATAATTAATTGTGCTTTTGGTATTGTATAGCGTTTGTAATTTTGGAAATGGTCTCTATAAATCATTTTTTATTATTGTTTAAAAGTGAAATTTGACAACCTGCTAGAAAAAACGGCAGGTAACATCGGTTTTGTGCAAGTGGGGCTTTCGTGGTTATTGTTAATTTCGTTCATTTTATTTGATTGTTAATTGATTATTTAATGTTTTTAAAACCTAAAGTCTTTATTTTCAATATCTTATTATTTGATGGCTATTTGATAGCTACATCATATAACACAGCATTTATAAACTGCTCCGAAAAAATCTTTGCGTATAGTCGCAGTTCAGAAATGCTTTTTCCGTTATAAGCAATAAGCCTACTAACCCAAAGCCCAACGCTCGAAGCCACCGCACAAAGCTGTACCTTCGCCAAGCCGTAGGCGTTACCAGCAATGCCAGTGACCGCTTCGTTAGAACAACCGTAATTGTGATTTAAAGTCATTAAAACGCTTTTCTTGTTTCTCATAATATTCTTGGTCTATTTCAAATCCTACAAAGTTGAACCCGCCTTTATACGCTGCTATCCTACTACTTCCACTTCCTAAATGAGTATCTAAAATCAAATCCCCTTGCTTTGCATAGTTCTGTAAAATCCAATCATACAAAGCCACAGGTTTTTGGGTTGGATGTATGCGTTTTTCCTTATCTTTCATATTTTCCTGCCAAAAACCTTCCCACATAAAATCAAATCGCCTTACTGCTGTTTTAAAAGAACTCCAAGCTAATTCACAATCTGCATTATTACCAGCAGTTTTTTTATTCCAAACAAGCCAGCAACTACTATTTTTATTTATCTTTTCAATAAAGTGATTTGCACCCCATACGATTTGATTTTTAGAAACTCTTTGCAGTTCGGTAAAATATTCTTCACTTGCAGTTTCCCTATCCCAGTCTTTAGAAGTGTGTGGCTTTGTATACGTCTTACCTCTACTTGGGCGTTTTGTTTTATCTTCCCCAATCCCATAAGGCGGGTCAACTATTGCCAAATCAAAGTAGTTATCGTTATAGCGTTTTAATGCCGTTACACAATCTTCTAAATACACCTCCGACAAAGGCACTGCTGGTAACACGTGCTTTGCAAAAGCGGGGGTTTCCGTTTTCAAAGAAACATTATCGTTAAATATATCATTCATCTTTCTAATTAATTTTAGTGGTTAAAAGCCCCGCCATCGCAAAGCACCATACGTTACCTGCCATTTTCCCAACGCCCGACAACCCAATCAGGAACAATTCCATCGTTAGTTCTATTTGCTAAATCCTCA